ACCAACTCGGCAAACTTCTCCACATCCAGCCCATCGGCAAGGTTCATGCACTCGTTGTACATCTTGATGTGCTTCATCTTGGCTTTCATATAGGCCTTGATCCGTGCTTCGTCTTCCATGTCTCTCATTCTTCCTCTCGTTTCTTTATTCATTTTCCCCTCTTTGTGTACATGGCTTCCCAATCAGGCGCAGGGTGGGCGGCTTGAAAAGAAACAGCAACCACTTGTTTTCCTTTACGCAGCACCCACCCAAAAGGCTTTGGTTCCACATCCTCTGGCAACTGCTCTGGCAGTTGAATTGATTTACCGGCCAAAGAAAAAAGAGCTAACTGCGATCTATTTGCACAACCATACTTCTTTAATACCGCGCCCACATGGAGCTTAATGGTTGAATCAGACAGACCTAGTCGCTTTGCAATCTGCTTATTGGTGTACCCCTGTTGCACCCAACGCAACACCTCGGCTTGTTGTTTGGTAAGTTTGGGTTGGGTCATTCTCCATACTCCTTTTCAAGTCGTTCCTCTTCCATGCGCTCAAGCCACTCGTCTTCATCCAAGCACTCAGCATCGCAGCAGTGGCTCACCTCTTGGTAGTCGTGGTCGGAACACATGTATCCCCAGTATTCATACTTTCCAATGCCAAAATCTCTGACGACTTCTTTGCATGGCTCATGGCAGTCGCTACATATGTAGGGCAATTTAGCTGTCGTCTTTTTCATCTATCCCTCCACGCAAGGTAAATAATTAACGCCACACAAAACACCATAAATAGCGCCACCTCGATAGCTGCCGCTTCGGCTAGCCCAGATCGCGCCCACCATACCTGCGCCTCGGTTATAGCCATGCTCGCTCCATATCTGCGAGCTTAGTCGCGCATGCTCGCTTGCTAACGTCTTTAAACCATTTCTTAATAACCAAGCGCTCGGCATCTGTCTTAAACGGCCACGCCATGCGGATAGATTCTAGCGGCGGGTCTATTACCTCTTGATACTGGTACGCCTTAGTTACAATCTGGTTAACTAAAAACCAATCTGGCCCCTCGTCCATACGCCACCCCCTATTTAAAGTGCTCTTGCCTTAGATAAAATTTCTATTCGTTCTCTGGTAGACCTAAGCGCGCAATAACGCTGGTGCAGGCGCTCCAATATAGACACCCGCTTTAGGTTGTCTAGCTCATGGTTTAGCGCGCTTAGCACCTCATTTTCGGTCATACCGGCTAAGTTATCGTTTAGCTTTCGCCACGTAGTTTTCAATGCGTTTCTCCAAATTTATAATGCGGTCTGACACGCGCTCGTATGCCTTGCGCGATGAGTTAAAAGTTCTGTGACGTATTCTTAATTCTTTTTTAGCTATTTGTAGCTTTAGCTTAAGATTTACTAACTGTTTCATTTCAGTTCTTCCATAGCAATGTCGGATATAGCCCGCTTGTCGTGCAAGGCGCCCCAGATACGGTCATCAATAGTGTTGTTCGTAAGCAACACGTAATTCCACACCTCATGCTTTTGGCCGCTACGGTGCAGGCGCCCGATCGTCTGCTCGTAGAGTTCTAGCGACCACGGCAACGATAGCCAGACGATCCGGCAGCCGCCATGCTGCAGGTTCAGCCCGTGGCCGGCAGACTTGGGGTGTAGCAGCAGCAGCTCAATCTGGCCCGTGTTCCAACGGTCAATCACGTTGGCGTCATCTAACGTCTGAGCGTCGGGGTATTTAGCCTTTAGCTGGGCTAGTTCCTCTTTAAAGTTGTACGCGACGATCGTATTGGCGTGCTGGTTCTCAGACAGCAGCTCATCCAGCAAGTCGAACTTGTGAGTGCTAAACCACACGGGGCGCTGCGTGACGATAAACTTACCAGGCACGTCAGGGTTGGGGCGCCGTTGCGTGTCGTACACAAAGCCAGCGGCCATTTGGGATAGCTTACCTGTTACCACGGCGGCGTTTGCGGCAATGGCTGTGGCGTCAGGAAACTGCACAACAAAGTCGCGTTTCATCTTCTCATACGGTGTCCGATCCGGCATGTCGCACCGTAATTCCACGGTGTTAAGCGGCGGCAAGGTGTCCTTATAGACGCCAGCATCTAGTAAAAACGTGGCCGGCTTAATCCGCGCCATGACCTGCTCTAGCGCGCCTGGCGCGGGTATCCACTGCCCGTGCTCACGGCTCAGACAGATAAAATATTGCTGCAAAAACGCCCCCTTAGCGCGGCCTAACAGCGTCTGGTCAACGATCTTGCACTGCCCAAAGGTGTCCTCTAACCCGTTACTGGTAAAGCTGCCGGTCAACCCCCAGCGTATGCGCACTGCGTCTATCTTCTTCCATAAGGCTTTGAAGCGCTTGCCCGACGGGTCTTTTAGTCGTGTCAGCTCATCGAACACAATCGCGTCAAAGTTCCACCGCTGCTCGCACAGCCACTGGATGTTGTCGTAGTTAGTGACGACCACCTGCGCGGTAGAGGCAAGCGCAGCCGCCCGTTTAGCGGCAGTTCCCACGGCTACAGCCATCGTGAGGTTAGGCGCCCACTTGTCGCGCTCAGTCGGCCAGACGTCCTTACAGACCCGCAATGGGGCTAGCACAAGGAACCGTTTAGCGTGGCCATCGCGCAACATCTCGCTCATGGCGGTTAGCGTAATGGCGGTCTTGCCGGCGCCCACGGGTGCCAACACCATCGCCCGATCGCGCTCATACAAAAAGTCACACGCGGCGTTCTGATACGGCCTTAATCCAAGCATCTACCATTTCCTTTGACCAAAGACATGCGTACTTCTGATTTAAAACTTTCATCTCCTTAGCAAATAGCTGCTGCAGTTCGGAAAGCCTGCCCTGCGGGCGTTTTAATTCTATAAACCACGTCTGGCCGTCCGGCATACACACCACCCGATCGGCTACACCGCGCTGCGAGGGCGAGGCGAACTTATACGCCATGCCGCCTGCAGTCTCTACGTGCCAGACTAAATACTTCTCGATTTCTTTTTCTAACATATTTTTATTCTACCCTGTTAAAAACTTCTTGACAACCCTTTTGCATATGATATTATGAAATCTCTAAACAAGACAAGTGAGGGTAAAAATGAAGCATTCAGTAATCGTTGGCGGCTCGACTGCAAGCCGCGTCATCAACTGTCCAGGCTCTGTGGCGCTAGTTGCCAAGATGCCACCAAAGCCATCAAGCAAAGACGCTGACACCGGCACCTTACTTCACGAGGTTATCGCTGATTTGGTAGGGACAGACAAATACCCGTATGATTTTATTGGCCGCAAGTATGAAGGCATTGAGCTGACAGAAGAATTAGTAGAGGACAAGCTAATTCCTGCGTTAAAACTATTTGAAGAAGTGGATACGAATTATGAAATGGCGTTCATGGTGGAACAAAAAGTGGGGTTTAACGACCTACTTACTGGCGTGTTTGGCTCTTGTGATGTTCTGGGTAGGCTTGGGGGCACTGCTGTGGTTCTTGATTGGAAGTTTGGTTCAGGCGTTGCGGTAGACGCTGAAAACAATTATCAGCTAATGTTTTACGCCCGTGCTGCAATGCACACCGAGGCGACCAAATGGGTCTTTGAAGGCGCAAAAGAAGTTGAGCTAGTCATCATTCAGCCGCCGTATATTAAGCGCTGGAAAACCACTATTGACCGCTTGGTTGAGTTTGAGCAAGAGTTAGTGCGGGCGGTTAACTTAGCGACCGAGACTGACGCACCGCTTAAAGCAGGCAGCCATTGCCGGTGGTGCGCGGCTAAGCCCGTCTGCCCGCAGATGACGGGTGCAGTAGACCGCGCGTTAAAGGTGCAGCTTGATAACTTACCCGCTAGTCATATAGGCGTGTATCTGACGCAGGCTAATTTACTTGAAGAATGGATTACAGATTTACGGGCGCTTGCCCACAAAATGATAGAGAATGACACTCCCGTGCCTGGCTGGAAGTTAGTTGGTAAACGCGCTACTCGCCAGTGGACGGATAACAAGGCGGCTGAAAAATTTTTATTAGAGCAAAAAATTAACCCGTACAAAGATCCCGAGTTGCTATCGCCCGCAGGGGCTGAGAAGCTACTTAAAAAGCGCAAGGTGGCATTGCCCGATGAGCTTATTGTGGCAGTGTCGTCAGGCAGCACGTTAGCGCCGGAGAGTGATTCTCGGCCTGCCGTGTTAAACGTGGGCAAGCAGTTAACGCAAGCCCTTTCTAAACTAGTGTAAAGGAAACAAAAATGTCAAATCTCGTAACGTTCAATACAGCCAATCTGCCTGCAGTTCAGTCCTTGTCAACGGCACTTCGGTCAATTCAAAGTGAAGTAGGGCCAGTAGGTTCAGTAATTTTAAAGATGGATAAAGCAGGCTACTGGGTCTATGGCGCCGATCAAACTGAAGTTGATGACGATGCAACATGGGCTGTTAACCCGTTCTCGTTCACCCACGGCTTTATTGCGTGGGGTGATGGTGAGGTGCTAGCTGAGAAGGTGGTGTCAGTATCGCAACCACTGCCTGAGCTTGAGGCCGCACCGCCTAACGCCAAGAAAGGCTGGGAAACGCAAGTGGGCATGTCGCTAAAATGCCTGACCGGCGAAGACAAAAACATGGAGGCTCGTTTTACAACGACATCCGTGGGCGGCAAGCGTGCTGTGCAGGCGTTGGCTGTCGCAATCGCTGAGCAGGTAGAAAAGGATCAGGCTAAACCCGTGCCTGTCATTCGTCTGAAGAAAGATCATTACCAGCATAAGTCTTACGGCAAGATTTTTACGCCGGTGTTTGAGGTGATCGAGTGGGTCGCTATGACCGGCGAATCAGATACGGCCGCAAGCGATGAAGCTGCAGATGAGCCAGCAGAGCCGCAAGCTGACCAAGCTGTACGTCGTCGTCGTCGCGCAGCCTAAGAAAGGGGATAAAGCAGGGGGCCGAAAGGTTCTCTGCTTTTTTATTACAAAATGCTTTGGCTTGACTACGAATCAAAAAGCGAGTGCGACCTTATATCGCGCGGCTCGTATAACTACAGCCTGCACCCGTCTACCAAGATGCTATGCGCAGCCTATGCGTTTGATGATGAGGACGTGCAGTTATGGTGGGGCCATGAGCCGGTGCCTGCTAGGCTAAAAGACTACTTTGCATCTGGCGGTCAGATCCGCGCTCACAATGCTAGCTTCGATCGTCTGCTGACATGGCACGTCGTCTGCCCTGACTATGACCTGCCCGTGCCGGCGCTTGATCGCTGGTACTGCACGGCGGCCCAAGCGCGGTCAAACTGTGCACCTGGTAGCCTAGAAGATGTGGGCCGGTTTGCCTCAGTCAGTATGCGCAAAGATCATCGCGGTAAGCAACTGGTGCGCTTATGCTGCCTGCCACCCTTTAGCCAAGACCCGAAGGTGTTAGCTGAGCTTGGCGAGTATGCCCTGCAAGACGTGCGGGCTATGCGGGCAATATCTAAGGCCATGCGGGAGCTATCGGCTGAAGAATTGCTGGATTATCAAATAAACGAACGAATAAACGATCGCGGGTTGCTGATTGACGTGGATCTGTGCCGTGCTGCGGTGCGCTACGCGGCCCAAGAGCTGACCGAGATTGAGACGCTAGTTGACGAGGTGACAGAAGGCGAGATCGCCTCTGTGCGCAGCCCCAAGATGCGCGAGTGGGTGCTAGCACGTGTGGGCGATGAGGCTAAGGCCTTGATGCTTACCTATAAGGATGGCGAGGAAAAGTACAGCATTGATAAGACGGTGCGTGGGAACTTATTGCTACTAGCTGAGGAAAACCCCGACCAAGTGCCGCCTGCCGTAGCCGATGTGATCCAGTGCGCAGACGACGCGTGGGCATCTAGCACCGCCAAGTTTAACCGGCTAGCCAATCTAGCTGACGACGAAGATCAACGGGTGCGGGGCGCGTTCGTGTTCGCTGGCGGCTCTGCTACGGGGCGCTTGGCGTCTTATGGCGCTCAGGTGCACAACATGCCGCGCAAGACCGCTAAGGATCCCGCCGAAGTGCGGCAGGCGATGGTGCGTGGTCATGCGATCGTGCCTAAGTACGGGCGGCGGGTGACCGATGTGCTAAAGGGAATGCTACGCCCTGCGCTGGTGCCTGCGCCTGAGCATGTGTTGATTGTAGCGGATTGGGCGGCGATCGAGGCGCGCATGAACCCGTGGCTTGCTAACCACCCGACATCAGAGGCTAAGCTAGACATCTTCCGATCGGGTCTGGACGTGTATAAGGCCGAGGCCAGTAAGCGTTTATCCATACCGATTGCCGACATCACGCCTGACGAGAGGCAGCTACAAAAGGTTATGGAGCTTGCCTGCGGCTACATGGGCGGCATCGGCGCGTTCACGGCTATGGGTCGCGTCTATGGCGTGTTGCTGCCCGAGGCCCAATCAAAGCGCATGGTGGACGCATGGCGGCGCGCTAACCCGTGGGCTGTGGCCTACTGGGGCGCGCTTGACGGTGCGTATTTGAGGGCCATGCGCAACCCTAAGCGCGAGTTTACTGCTGGCCGTGTGACGTACCTCTTTGATGGTTTGCACCTATGGTACGCCCTGCCGTCTGGCCGTATTCTCTGCTATCCATACGCTAGACTTGATGCTGATGGGGTGTCGTACGCTAAGGCGTCATGGAAACCTGCCGCAGATGCTAAAGAGTGGCCACGGGCGCGGTTATGGCCTGGGCTAGCTGCTGAGAACATCTGCCAAGCGGCGGCCAATGACGTGTTACGTGTGGCGTTACGGAGGTTAGATCAGGACTACAAGGTAATTGCCACGGTGCACGACGAGATCGTGCTAGAGGCACCAAAAGATCAGGCAGAGACAATCGCGCAGCAACTAAAAGACATTATGTGTGACCCGCCTGTGTGGGCTGAGGGTTTACCCTTAGACGCGGAGGTTAGTGTAATGAACCGTTATGGAAAGGGATAGGTGGTGTTGATGATTAACCAGTCGCAATTTATAGAATTTCTAACCAACTTGGCACCTGAGGGCGAGACGCTCTTGCTGGTGCGCCAAAAGCCCGTGTTAAAGGACGGGCAGATGCAATTTCACGCTGATGGTGCGGTCAAATGCACTTGGCCTGCTTTCCTGCCTACGGCTGCCAAGATAAAGGCTGGTCAGGCATGGTATGGCAACACGGCGTCTTTTATCGTCGATCGGTTTGAAGATGGCCGCGTGTCTGCCTCTGCCGCTAACGCTGAGTACGTGCTGTGCATGATGCTGGACGACGTGGGCACCAAGGCCAAAGTGCCCCCGATCGAGCCGACATGGAAGATGGAGACGTCTGCCGGCTCGTTTCAGTGGGGCTATGTGTTCTCTGACCAGCCAACTAAGGGCGAGTTTACTGCTGCCATGCGGGCGATCGCGGAAGCCGGCTACACCGATCCAGGTGCGACTAATGCCGTGCGCAACTTTAGACTGCCAGGCTCAGTGAACCTGAAACCCAACCGCAATGAGTTTGCCGCGCGGCTAGTCCAGTTCGATCCCGCCCGCGAGTTCACCCTAGCCGAGATCTGCACGGCGCTGGGGGTAACGGTCACTGAGGCTGACGGCGCTGGCGTTAAGCCAATCCGTGTCGCTGACACGGGCGGTGATGATGTCTTTGCATGGCTTGCCGATCAAGGCATGGTGCTAAGTAAACCTAACGGTGAGGGCTGGGCTGGGATCGTCTGCCCAAACTCTGAGCAGCACACCGATGGGAACGTCGAAGGGCGCTACATGCCTCTAACCCGATCCTATTGCTGCCTGCACTCACACTGCATCGAGTTCGGCTCTGTTCAATTTTTAGAGTGGGTCGCCAATAATGGCGGGCCAAAGCAGGGGCATGGCCTGCGGGATGACCTGATCGCGGCCACGATGGACGCGGCGCTATCAAAGCTAAAGCCGTCTGACTTTTTTTCTGAGGACGCGGCCAAGGTGATCGAGGAAGTCGAGCAAAAAGAGATGGGGCGCGTGGATAAGGCGAGCTGGTATGAGCGCTTTGCCTATGTGCAGGAGGATGATTCTTATTTTGACATGCAGACGCGGCGCGAGATTAGCCGGTCAACCTTTAACGCTATCTTTCGCCATGTCCCCTGCATGTCGATCCACGGCAAGCGCCCCCGCATTGAGGCTGCCACCTGCTTTGACGAGAACCGGCAGGCAATGGGCGCAAAGTGCATGGTGGGTGTGACCTACGCTGCTGGCGAGTCTGTGCTTGTGGCGCGGGATGGTGACGTGTACGGCAACCGCTGGCGTGACGCACGGCCTAAGGTCGCGCCTCCTGCTGATGAGAGCGAGATCGCCCCGTGGCTTGACCACTGCCGCCTGCTTGTGCCTGATGACGCTGAGCGAGAGCACCTCTTTAACGTCATGGCGTTTAAGGTGCAGCACCCTGAAATCAAGATAAACCACGCTGTCCTGCATGGCGGCACTCAGGGCTGTGGTAAGGACACCTTCTGGGCACCGTTTATTTACGCTGTCTGTGGGCCTGGGCTAAAGAATAGGGGTCTGCTTGATAACGATACGATGGGATCCCAATGGGGTTACGCCCTTGAATCTGAGATCCTGATCCTGAACGAGTTAAAAGAACCCGAGGCCAGAGAGCGCCGCGCGTTAGCCAATAGGCTTAAGCCCATCATCGCCGCGCCCCCTGAGATGCTATCAATCAACCGTAAGGGCTTGCACCCGTATGATATGGCCAATCGCGTGTTTGTCATGGCCTTTACCAACGATCAAGTACCGATCTCGCTTGATTCCCAAGACCGGCGCTGGTTCTGCATCTGGTCTGCTGCGCCCCGTATGGACGAGAAAAAGGCCCGCGCGCTGTGGGACTGGTACAGGGCTGGCGGCTTTGCTGCCTGCGCGGGTTGGTTGTCTGCCCGCGACGTGTCTGCCTTTAACCCTGCCGCCGCGCCTGCCTGGACTGAATTTAAGCATAACCTTGTTGAACACTCTATGAGTGCGGCTGAATCCTATCTGGTCGATTTACTTAAGACCCGTGCGGGTGAGTTTGCTTCTGGCGTTGTCGGATCCCCATTCCATCGCCTGATTGACCGCCTGCAGGGTTCTGCCCCGTCTGGCGTTAAGGTGTACCAAGGTGCGCTACTGCACGCGTTATCGGAGGCGGGGTGGATTGATAAAGGGCGTATTAAATCTCGTCGCCATGACAGTAAAAAGCACGTTTTCTGCCACCCTGATCTGATAGATATGAGCAATACAGAGCTAAGGGATGCCGTAGAGGATACGCCCGCGCCGCGAATGGCGCTAGTTAAAGGCTGACAGAGGCATAAAAAAACCCCCTGCCTTATGAGCAGGGGGTTCTAAACGCGGCCTTTTTACGTGGAGGGGAGGAGGCGGCCGCGTGGCGTTGACCTTATAAGTCTAGCAGGATTATAAGCAACGCCGCAACCCCCGCAATGATGACGAAAGTCAATCGGCCACCTCCATCAATAGCTCAGGCTCTGAGGCGTCATAAACGGGCGCAGGTAAGGGTGAGAGCGTGCCCCCATAATGCGCGTGGAAGCTCTCAAGGCTAAAGCCGTTATCGACCCAATACTGACGGATATAAGACAGCGTAGACGTCTCACCCACCCTGAAAATGGGGAACTTGCGCGCGTCTGGCTTCTGGCGTGTCATTTTAGGCTTAGCCTTGGCGGCCTTCATCAACGCGGCTAAGTCTCTATCAGGCTTTAGGGTGAATTGGGTTCCGGCAATAGTTAACTTTTGCATGGCTTAGTTTCCTTTAGGCTCGTTGGGTAAAGTTTGAGCTAATTTCTTGGTAACGTTGCAGGCTGAAAACGGCCATTTCCCCTCGCTTGCGCGGCCGTAAGCAACGGCAAAAAAACCGTTTTCTAAGTGCCCTTCAATAACTGAGCATTTTCTTTTATTAGGGTAAAGGCTAAAAAATTTCTCTGCCGCTTGCCTTGCGGTGGTAGCGGTGGCGGTGCACCCGCTAGCGTATGCTTGAAAGGCTTTCATGGTTTAGTTTCCTTTAAATTAGCGGGCTAGAATGCGCCGAAGATAAAAAAGACGATCAAATATAGGGCAAGTCCAGCCAATAGCGCCGTGGCCCAAAAAATCAGCCCTTCCCCTGGCGGCATGGCGTGGCGTCGCTTAGCAAATAGGCGTCGGTTTTTTAACTCTTGGATTTCGGTTCGGTTCATTGTGCGGTGTCCTTTCCTTTAGATTAGTTAAACCAACGCGCGGCCAAAGTGCGGCCAAGTTCCCGTTTGGCGTTAGCCCTGATTGCGTCGCCTATTGTCTGGCCTGATCCGTCCAACGGTTCGCGGGTATCTTCGCGCAATCGCGCCCATATGGCGGAGGCAAGAACGGCGGCAGCCGCGCGCCTATATTCCGTGGGCCAGTATTGCCCGACGCAATAATCAATAATGAAAACGCCATGGGCGGGTTCAGTTATGGTCAAACGGCCACTAAACGCGTCCCGACTAGCTGCGATAATGTCATCGGCCGTGATCGAATCCCGACGGGCGCAATAGCTAAGCAAGGCCTGCGCGTCGCGCTTGTCCTTTGTGATCGAGCGCGCTTCCTTAAAATAGGCCGCGCGGCCGTCTTTATCGTCCCATGATTGGATGTAATCGCGCGGGTCTAGCCCTGGGCGCTTATTGATCCACGATTGCAGGGCTTGAATGATTGAGTATTTTCTATCGTTCATGGTTTAGTTTCCTTTTCAGAATTCGTTATCAAGGGCGCTTTTTAGCGCGTCATAATCTTTGGCCATTAGCGCGGCGAATACAGCGTCATTCTCAAGGGCTAGCGCAGGATCAATCAGGCGCTCAAGGCATAAAACCATAAATTCATGTGCGGTCATTTTCAAAGCTCCTAAAAAGTGATTTATTGAGTGACTACAAAACGAAAGATACAGGAATCAGACAATTAGTGCAAGGGATTGTTTTACATTTCCTTACAAGTTTAGGGGTTAATTTGTGGACAATGTGGGTCAAGTGTGGGTTAGGGGAAAAAAGAGAATGACCCACGCTTAGAGCCTTACAAATAAAGGGTTTGAGGGGTTTGTGGATAATGTGGACTATTTAATTAGAGATTTATTTAAGAATTTATTATATGGATATGGGGCTTATAGCGTTGGGGCCACGCTTAGGGGCTGCGCAAAAGGGGGTACAGCGATTTGTGTTTTAAAAAACATGGTCCACAAATACCCCGTTTTTAGCCCTTTTTCCTTTATTTTCAAGCACTTAGCGATTTTCGAGAATGGTCCACACAAATGGTCCACAAATTCGATTTTTGCCTTTTTGTTATCTGGCCGTAAACCCTTAGCCAAATTACCAAGCAAATCACCTTTAGCACCTAAAACCAAATGGTCCACATGGTCCACAACTAGGGTCTGCAACCTTTAGTTAATGGTCCACATGGTCCACATGGTCCACGCCTAGGCATGGCATGGCCACGCATGGCGTGGGCTACTTGCTTTCAGTTACTAACTGACTGGTCGGTCAGCTATTTGGTTAGTGGCTGGGCGGTATGGGGCTGTTTGATTTCGAGGCCCCCGGGTAGGGCCTGCAATGGGGCCGGTGAGCGCTGGGAGGGGCTGCAAAAACTTTTTATTTTTTTTGCAAAATAGTCGTATACTCCCAGCCATGACGTTCAAATCCCTGCCATTTGAGCCTCGTGAGGTAAAAGCCACTGAGGCGCGTCTGCAGCGCATATACGACGCTGCTAGGCTTGGTTTGCGTGGCGACAGTCTGGCGCTTGCTTCAGGCCTTCTGCCGGTTGAATTTAGGCGTCTGTGCGAGTTCGACCCAATAGCTGAGATGGCGATGCTAAAAGGCAAAGCTGACGGCGAGCAGGAAAACGCAGGGTTACTGCAAGAAGCCGCGAGGCAGGGCGACGCAAAAGCCGCGTTGGCCATACTGCAGCACGTACACGGCTGGGTGGCTAAGCAGTCGATTAGCGTAGACGTGGATCAGCGCATTAGCGTGCTGACCGCGCTAGACATGGCGCAAAAGCGCGTGATTGAGGCTAATGCCTTGGATGTTACGGACGTGCCGCACCTAACCATAGAGACATCGGATGCAAGAACCTCAGTTTAGCGCCCAAGAGGAAATGGAGTTGATGAGCCGCCTTTGGGCGCCGCAAGTCAAGGACAACCCGCTAGCCTTTGTGATGTTTACTTTCCCGTGGGGGCAGCGCGGCACACCGCTTGAGCGCTTTAACGGCCCGCGTAAATGGCAGCGCGAGGTGCTAATTGAGCTAGCCGAGCATATCAAGAACAACAACGGCAAGATCGACTTTGAGACTTTTAGGCTTGCGGTCAGTTCTGGCCGTGGTATTGGCAAGTCGGCACTCGTTAGCTGGGTGGTTATCTGGATGCTATCTACGCGGATAGGGTCTACTACGATCGTGTCGGCTAACAGCGAGGCCCAGTTGCGGTCGGTCACTTGGGCCGAGATTACTAAGTGGCTCAGCATGTCGCTAAACAGCCACTGGTTTGAGGTGTCGGCTACTCGCGTGATGCCGGCTAAGTGGCTGACAGAGATAGTCGAGAAGGATCTGAAGAAAGGCACGCGGTACTGGGGCGTGGAAGGCCGGCTTTGGTCGGCGGAGAACCCTGACGCCTACGCCGGTGTGCACAACTTCGACGGTGTGATGGTGGTGTTTGACGAATCAAGCGGTATTGATGACGCTATCTGGTCGGTCACAAGCGGCTTTTTTACGGAAAACACGCCAAACCGCTTTTGGCTGGCGTTTTCTAACCCACGGCGCAATACGGGGTACTTTTTTGAGTGTTTTAACTCCAAACGGGAGTTTTGGCGCACTAAAAACGTGGACGCCCGCACGGTAGAAGGTACAGATAAGGCGGTCTACCAGCAGATTATTGACGAATACGGGGCTGAATCTAGCCAGGCGTACGTTGAGGTGTACGGTCAGTTTCCCGATGCGTCCGATGACCAGTTTATTTCTAGCCTTTTGGTCGATGAGGCCATGAAACGGCCACGGTATAAGGACTTAAGCGCGCCGATCTGCATAGGCGTAGACCCAGCCCGCTTTGGTTCAGACGCTACCGTTATTGCAGTGCGTCAAGGACGGGATCTGGTTGAGATCAGACGGTTTAGAGGTGACGACACCATGACCGTAGTGGGCCATGTGATTGAGGCGATCGAGGAATTTAACCCTGCAATGGTGGTCATTGATGAGGGTGGCGTTGGCGGTGGGGTGGTAGACCGGCTAAAAGAGCAGCGCTACAAGGTGCGCGGGCTAAACTTTGGCAGTAAGTCTAAGCAGCCCGTCATGTACGGCAACATGCGGGCGCAGATCTGGGGGGCTATGCGAGACTGGCTAAAAACGGCTAGTATTCCCCATGACAGGCTGCTTAAGACGGACTTAATATCGCCGTTGATGAAGCCGGACTCAAAAGGGACAATATTCTTGGAAAGCAAAAAGGACATGAAGGCTAGAGGCCTAGCCTCACCTGATGCGGCAGACGCCTTGGCGGTCACCTTTGCGTTTTCTTTGGCCCATAGAGAAAAAGTTGAAAAAACCATTTACAAGGGGTATGCTTCCCGCAATGTTGCAACCTCATGGATGGGGGCTTGACATGCCGTTGGTTAAATCTGCAAGCAAAGAAGCGTTTAGGAAGAATGTAGCGGCTGAGATTCGCTCAGGCAAAAAGCCTGCGCAAGCAGTTGCAATAGCCCATTCGGTTAAGCGCGAAGCGGCTAAGTCGCCAAGCAAAAGTAAGGGTAAATAGCCATGTTAAAACGATTTAGAGGCGGTAAGAACAGTATAAACAGAGGCTCTAATCCTTTTATGTCGCCCGCTGCTTTTCAAAATATGCCGCCACAGGTTATGCCGCCACAGGTTATGCCGCCACAGGTTATGCCTGAAGACCTTTCTCAAGGTCTGCCTTCGGAGATACCTCAAGGTATGCCACAAGAAATACCTCAAAATTTTTCTCAAGGTATGCCACAAGGTATGCCACAAGGTATGCCACAAGGTATGCCACAAGGTATGCCTCCAAACATGCCGCTTGGCATGACTAATAGAAATCCTTTAGGTAACGGCTTTTTGTTTGGTAGGGTAGGTAATCCAATGGGCGGCATGCCACCTCCCGGCTTATACAGCCAACGCCCTCAATTTTTTCAAGATTACAGTCCCGGTCAAAATCCGCAAGATGTTATGCAGCGTTTTCGTAGGGGTAGAAATAACAAAGGCTTTGGTAATGTAGCTCGTAAAATTGCGGAAGCCGCGCGTAGAATGAACCAAAATCAGTTAGCTATTATGCAAGACCCATCGCAACAACAAGATGGTATGACTAATTTTATGAATACGCTTAGATGAGCGACAAAAAAAACATACTTGATACAATGCGCAGCCGTCTTAAGATGGCTATATCGGCGTATTCTGAATCGCGCGAAAATGAGCTAGACGACCTTAGGTTTATGGCCGGCTCGCCCGACAACATGTGGCAGTGGCCACAAGATGTGTTGTCTACACGCGGCTCGGTGCAAGGGCAGACGATTAACGCTAGGCCATGCCTGACGATTAATAAGCTGCCACAACACGTACGGCAGGTGACAAACGAACAACGTCAGAATCGGCCTACGGGCAAGGTAATTCCTGCAGACGACAACGCTGACATCGAGGTCGCTAACGTATTTAACGGCATTGTGCGGCATATTGAGTACATGTCAGACGCTGATACGGCATACGATACGGCGTGTGAAAACCAAGTGACGTACGGTGAGGGTTATATTCGCCTGCTTACCGAATACTGCGACGAGGATAGCTTTGACCAAGATATTCGCATTGGCCGTATTCGTAATAGCTTTAGCGTCTACATGGATCCAAACATCCAAGACCCATGCGGCGCTGACGCTCAGTGGTGCTTTATCACCGAGGACATTACCAAAGAGCAGTACGAGCGTGATTATCCTAACGCCCAGCCCATCTCATCTATTCAGCAACAAGGCGTTGGCGATCAGTCGCTATCCCAGTGGCTAACCGAGTACAACATCCGTATTGCTGAGTATTTTCACTACGTACACGAGCCTGCAACGCTAAACCTTTACCCAGGCGGCGTTACCGCTATCGAAGGTAGCCCCGAGGCTAAAGAAGCTAAGCGCATGGGCCTAATGCCTATCCGCACCCGCCCCGTAGACCGTAAAAAAGTCATGTGGTGTAAGACAAACGGGTACGAGATGCTAGAAGAACGCGAGTGGGCAGGCAAGTGGATCCCAGTCGTGCGCGTAGTGGGCAATGAGTTTCAGATTGACGGCCGCAACTTTGTGTCTGGCATCGTGCGCAACGCTAAAGACGCCCAGCGCATGTATAACTACTGGGTAAGCCAAGAGGCAGAGATGCTTGCGTTGGCACCTAAGGCACCGTTTATTGGCTACGGCGGTCAGTTTGAGGGTTATGAGCACCAGTGGAAAACAGCCAACACGACTAACTGGCCGTACCTAGAGGTTAACCCCGATGTAACCGATGGCAGTGGGTCTGCGTTGCCATTACCGCAACGCGCAGCGCCTCC